GTCTGTTTAGACTCTCCGTTTGGCGATTAGTTTAACTATGCTATTTGTAATGCCTTTCTTAGTTTTACGGCAAGTTCGGGTAGCGTGTTTGGATAAGTTAATCCTTTCCACGCACGTCCGTTCTGTTGTGATATGTAGCCTCCGGGTAAATATTGTTTTTCAAAGGAAATTCAATATGCTAAGCTTTGTGTTATCGATGTATTTTTGCACTTTTTGTTTGTACAGGTTTGTCAGTACCTAAAACTGATCCACTTTCGCTGCTCCTCCCGTGGAGCGCAAACTTGGACGTGTATTATATTTATCAACTCAGGTCTCGTCCACCTGCTGCCCCCCCCGCGGGCACACCCCCCCCCCACAGCGGGGAGGGTATATATAATGACGTGATTATAATATTATTGGGGGTTTCGTCAACCCCCGCCCCCCCCCCATATGGGGGGGCATCTGATTATAATATGACAAATTATGGCCTTGTCAGCCGCCGTCCCTTTATTTAGGGACGTTGGGATATTTATCCCTGCCTGAATATATCTATTAATGGAGGATTGGTCTCCTTCTTGTAACAGTTTTCTATGAGTAAAAATCAGACGAACTTGATGGTGGGTCCTGAACCACCCATTACCTCTTATAGAAACCAAGACTCAATATGTGGTCATTTCGAAACTCAGCTAGTTACGCTGTTAGTAAAGTGATCCGGCGCCTCGGCGTTGCCCTACTCACAGGGATGTTGTCCGTTATAAACTACACTAGTTAGAAACAGGCATGGCTTCACGCACCAAAAGCCGGATTATGTCCGGTGTGTCACCGACTTAGCTTTTAAGCGATTATAGTCGTTAAGGTGGCATGCGAACGCGTTTGCTAGGATAGCCCCCCCCCGTGGGGGGGGTTATGTCGTCGGCCCCGAACTGGGTCGGCATGTGGGGAGGTTCAGCCCCACGAACAACGAGATGCCTTCGGGAGTCTCTTGTGAAACAATTTTGATATCCGTTTTTACTTTGCTGCTTATCAGCATTGTTGCAGACATAATTTCTTTCACCATATACCGCCGCCTTCATCCTAGGCGTCGGTTTCAGGTAACAATTTTGCGCATTGTGCAGGCAGTTTCACGACTGTTTGTCACATTATTTCCTTACATTATGCCAGCCAGAGTGGTGGCTACACCCGCTTCTTTTACCGTTCCGAGTTCTACCAGTCTGGTTCCATTGATCAGTAAGGTGCATCACTTTTCACAAGTGATGGAGACGATTCTCACTCTTTCTGAAGGCACGTGGGCACAAATCGTGCTTCGCCTTACCAATGTGTTTTCTGAGTACTTCAAGATCATCAGCCTCGATACCCTCTTTGGGGTTGTCGAGCGCTTCTTTCTTAAGGTGCGAAGTATGACACGTCCGAATGCCACAGCATCTGGTCTTTTCGCTGACGTGGGCAATGCCCTCGGCCGTCTTGATTGGATCGCTGGTGTCTCCAATTGGCACAATGCTTTGCGACACCTCATGTCGCATCTTTTGGCTCTCCCATTTCTGGATTTAGAGAAGCTCATCGGAGACAGCTCATTTCTGGATCTTATTGATCGAGTGACTATAGAGTCGCTACGCAAGAATTCCGCCCTCGTCAAGGTTGATCATTTCATTGTGGTCCTAAAAGATTTCTGTCTCGCAATCGACGCGTGGATAGATCCTCAAGAAGGGGACGGAGCTTATCTCCTGAACCTGGCATCGGTCCAGGGTTGGGCTCGAAGTATTGAATATCTCGAGTCCATGATCGGAAAGCGCTCCAGGGTCCCCAAGGCAGGTTTCATCACCTACAAGGAGTTCAACAAGAAGGTGCTGCAGTGCGAGTTGAGGAAGAATTCGTTTGCAGTACATGGCCCATACACCATGATAGTAGGCGAGGCACTTCGCCGCCTCGCCGCCATCAAAAAGGCCCAGCTCTTTTGTGTACACCCCGACCCTTCCGCTCCTTTCGTGCTCGCCATCACGGGCAAGACAGGAACTGGCAAGACAGAGCTCGCAATGCAAATGGCAAGACATCTCATGCGCATGCAGAGCGAGTTCTCCCAGATGACAGATGAGGATCTCAACTCCATGGTCTTCAGCACAACGGCAACCACCAAGTGGGCTTTCGAGGGATACAACCCCGAGAGACACTACTGCTACATAGCTGACGAAGTTGGGACTATCATGAGTTCCACGAACCAGGTACACCCTCCCCTCTTCAAGGTCATGGAGCATGGCACACACCAGGCAGACCAAGCGTCCGTCGAGTTAAAGGGCAGAGTGCCTTTCAACAGCAAGATCATCATTCTGCTTACGAACGACCTCAAGTTCGGACTCGACAGCAAGCCTGAGGACCACGGCATATACTGTCGTGCTGCGTGGTTTCGGAGAATTTGCGTTCACATCGACGCAGTCTCACTCCACGCACAGTTCCGCTCAGAAGCGGGACCCACATGCGCAATGGGACGTCCACAGACTGTGGACATCGCGCAGTGGCACCTCATGGAGAACACGGGAGACGACAAGAACGTCTGGCCCACTCCAGTGTGCTACGGCAAGAATGACCCCGTGTTGTTCGACCTGACTGAGCTTATCAGCGTCATCGAGACGCGGTACGCCGAGTCGCTGGCCCGCAGTGTACGTGCACAGAGCCTCCTCAAGGAGCGCTTCGAGTACTATCGCTGCAAATTCCCTTCCGAGGTCGATGGCCAGCTCAAACACGCCTACACATGCGAGTGTTGTGATCGCTGTGATCTGTGCCACAAGACGGAGGACTGCAAGGGCGTAGCTGTGTGCTGCGTAGACTGCAGGTGGCATGAGTCCATGGCAACTCCCACCTCCGTAGCTATCGCTTCATCTCTGTTTTGTCCGTCTTTCCGCGTCTTTACAGCCACGTACGGCCGTATTCGCGGACCTTTCTACTGGGCTGGCTTCCAGCTCAAGTGCAAGTTCATTGACTGCACCCCCGCCATGGTTCTCGGAGCCGCTGGTCACACTCTTGCGTCAGCTCTCGGAGCTTATAGCATGTACATCGGCCCCATCGTGTATTTATTCGGATTTCCTCTCTTTTCCCCGTTTGGTCTCGCCATTTCTTTCACGATGGCACTGGCTATGTACTCTCGCCCAGAGCAGCTTTCCAATGCTGTATACGATGTCATCGCAGACATGTACGAGAGTCTCATGGCCAAGCTTCCCATCATGGCTGGCCTACCTCTAGACCAGGCGTACACTGTTTCTACCCTGCTCAAATTTGGCTCCGCTCTCTTCTGCGGATGGTCGTTCTCGAGTATGGGCACCTTTATCACGTCTAGTGTGGTCATGGCTGCTACGGGAGTGCCGGTCTTCTTTCCTCTCATGCACCTCGGATTCATGGGTGTCTACTCCTTCATTTGCCTCTACGGCTTTTGGAGGAATCCCAGGTTCTTTGGTCGCAACTCAGGTGTCAACGACTGGTACCATTCAAGGAGGATGCGAGAGCTAGGCCTCGATCCGGCATCCGTACATGCCGGGTTTACTCTCATCATCACCTTCGTCACTTCGTACGCGCTATTCAAGAAATTCTCTAAAAGCGCAACGGATGATGACAGTGACATAGACACGTCCGTCACAGATGAGGTGGTCGTAACCTCCTCGTCCCAGAGACCAGACATCCCTTTCACCGTCCCGTACTGCGACGTGTATTCGACGAAGGAGAGTTTCTGGGGATCCAAGGTCGACTCAGTCTCATGGCCAAAGTCACAAGTGCCTCTTCAGGCGCTAATCGACAAGGTCGTGGCTAACCAAGTGCGCCTGGAGATCGTCTCCAAAGGCGCACGGTCTTTCGTCGGCGGCACCATGATGCACAGCAACATCGTCGTCACCGTCTACCACGCCATCAAGCACCTTCTGGAAGAGAAATCTCATCTCACCGTCAAAGGGCTCACAAACGGCGCTTTCGTCACTCGCCTGGACCGCACAGGCTTCACTACCGACGGCGTCCACTCTCTACCACCTCTTACGCATCACATCGACAGTACCAACGATATTGTCGGACTGAGCCTCGGAGGAAACGCATCTATCAGCCTCGTGAAATACGTCGTGCGCTCATTCAAGAGCAAAGCACCATTCCACGCAGTTGTTATATACCAGACCAAGGAGGGTGTGGTGCACGTCACGCACGGATCAGCCCGGGAAAGCACACAGACTGTGGTGCTGGACGGCAGTTCCGACAAACTCTACACAGCCAGGTTCTTCGACTTCACACCAGTGTCAGACCCTCACTTCGAGAGCTTCCCAGGCATCTGCGGCGGCATCATGATCGCTTATACGCAGAACAGATGCGCCATCGTCGGCGTTCTTGCTGCGACTTTCACAGTGGAAAAGGCCGGCGAGATCCGCCGGCGTGTTGCCGCTCTCCCCATCAACGAAGCAGGCGTGGACTTTTCCAAGTTCGGAACAGCTGTGCCAGCATCGTACCCTGAGACGCTGAGGACGGCGTCCACCATCCCAGTCACCATAGAGGAGCCTTTCCTGAGCAAGCATTCCCACTGCAAGCACATCAAGGACGAGGGTCTCATGGGGGACTTCTACAACACCACGGAAGTCGTTGGGATCGTCCCCGGCTCGTCGGTGTTTCCCTCCTCGCAGACCATGTTCTACGAGTGGCAGGATGACATCTGGGATGAGTTCCCCGAGTTCAAACACGACAAGGTCGCACCGATCTTCAGAGCTACGCGGACGTCCGACGGTACGTATGTTTCCCCCGGGAGACACGCGTTGTCAGACATGAGCCAGGAGTGCAGACACCCCTCCATTCCGTATCACACGGCAGCAGTTCAGCACATCATAGAACGCACAGAGACATACAAGGACATCTATGACCTGTATGCTCCTCTCGACTATAGAGGAGACATCAGCACGACGTTCTCTGGTGTAGAGGGCAGCTGCATCCACACAGGCATCAAGCGCACAACTGGTGCTGGGTTTCCATGGCCCGGCATCAAGTCAGACTACTTCGACTTTAATGCTGACGACAGCATTCGGCTGAAGTCAGACGTGTGCTCTCACCTCGACAGCCTACTCCTCGCGTATTCACGCGGAGAAAGGCAGGGGGTCATCACACGCGGCACGTACAAGGACGAGCCCCGTAGTCAGTCCAAAGTTGACGAGCGCAAGATACGCATGTTTGCCCCAGCAGAGTTTGACAAGTTCATGTGCGACCACGTCATCCGCAGCTCGCTCGTACAAATTGGAGTCCTCGCACGCAAACAGAGGATGACGCTGGGAGGCATGTCTGTGTTCTCGGATGAGTGGTCCGAGCTGCGTACGGACAGAGAGGTTTCAAAGCCCCACAACGTTCTGGGCGATTTCTCCAAGTTCGACCACTTTTCGTCTCATCGTTGCCTGTATTCGGCCCGCAGCATCGACCTTCATTTCATTCACCAGGGACGGTGGTACGACAACAACACGCCAGACGGGAAGAGAGTATTCGACTCTCTCTACACCACTCTTGGCAGCGACACAGCGGACACACTCGTTATCGTTGACGGTGAGCTCGTTCGCCCCGGACACGGCACTTCTAGCGGTGGTACTGACACATATCACCAAAACTGTGTCACACACAACATCATCGCGCGTGAAGCCGTCCTCCTTATCGTGCAGGAGGTCGCAAACAATCCCGCTACGGATTGGCTGTCCGAGTCAGTCTCTCCTATTCGCGCACGCTCACTCGCTACAAGTCTCATGAACATCCCGTTGGACAAGAGACTGGCCACAATCATGCCCAACATCGACTTCATCACACATGGAGATGATGGGCTGTACGCCATCACAGACGAGTACATTCCCCTCTTCAACTTCCAGTCCTTCAAGGGAGCTTATGGAGAGATGGGGATGAGGTTTACCCCTCCCGACAAGACTTCACGCACATACTCCCACACAGATTGGGACCACGTGGATATTGGCAAGCGCAAGTTCCGCAAAGACGTGGAGCTGCAGAGCTATACCGCTCCTCTCGACCTAGAGAGTATTGGGAAGATGCTCACCATCGGAGTGGTGAAAGACATGTCCCTCTCAGAAAAGAGGGAATGTGCCGTACAGGACGCAATTATGGAGTTTGCGCAGTACGGACGCGCCCAGTATGAGGATTGGACAGAGAGACTCACCCCCATTTGCCAAAAATGGGAGGTGTCTGTTCAGTTTCCAGACTGGCTCGCGGCTGTTACGTCCAACAGATCAAACAGGACGTACCACGTTCGTGGAGAAGACCATGTCACGAACGCACGCCTTTCAAAGGCACTGGCAACCATTCTCGGGAAGGCCCCAGAGACGCAGGCGTTATAAACAACAACGCACGTCCGGCACTAATCAGTCCCCAGATTTATGTAAAATACCATGACCACAAGACAATTTTTTAAAACAACAACCCCCCTGTGTACCATCTATGAAGATGAGATTTTTGACGAAACTGTTGTGAAGGTGACCGCCGCTAGTGGCGATGACCCGAATCATCAGGAAAAAGTCAACGTAAGCTCCAATGAAGCTTCCGAGAACGTGCATTTCAAAGAAGAGGCCTCCACCTATTCTCTTGATCTTACATCAGCTCCAGACGCCACATTCGGCGAAACTGGGGCAAAAGACAGCGAAATTTCCGGTTTCCTTAACCGTTATATTGAGCTGCAGACTTTTGAGTGGGAAATAGGATCTGACTTTTTGGAAGAGTTGGATCCTTGGACCCTATGGCGTACAAACGCACGAATTGCTCAGAAGTTAGCGCATTTCCGCTTTTTGAAGATGGGACTTGAGGTGAAGTTCGTCATCAATGGCACTCCGTTCCACTATGGGCAAGTTATGGCCGCGTATGCTCCTATGTTGAAATACTGGGGCACGGATTTTGAGACAGCAGCCACTGCTTCGTCTCACCGTGACGCATCTAGCATTTACAATTTTAGACATTATGCAAAGGCCGATACGCTGAAGTTGAAGGAAGTCACTGACTCCTACTTTAGCACTTTCCCACATGTAATGATAGTACCTGGACCAAACAATCCAGTCGAACTGGTTCTTCCTTTCATTTGGCACTACAACTACCTCAGAGTTAACTACGAAGCTTCTGAGTATTCCGACTCCACCAACGGAATGGAGTCTCCGGGCTCCGTGGTGCTCACTGATTTGGTGGGCCTAAACAGATCGAGTGATACTGCGTCGACACGCGTGAACATCACGATCTGGGCTAGGGCCGTAAACATTGACTTGAACACTCCTACCGTGGCGGTTGCGTCTTCTGAAGTGCAGAAGGCCGCCGCCCCTGGTGGGTTTGTCTCCGGTTTGGCCACCGGAGTAGCTAGGTTCGCCGCGAAAGCGGCAGTAATTCCCGGCATCAAGCCTTATGCGAAAGCCACTGAGGTGGCTGCCACCACAATTGGATCGGTGGCGCAACTGTTTGGCTTTAGTAAGCCTACAGATCCGAGTTCTGCTAAATCGTATAGCGTTAATAACGCAAAAAACATAGCAGTTACGAACACCTCCGACAACAGTCAGAAGTTGTCTTTTGACGTGAATCAAGAGATCACTGTAGACTCGCGTGTTATAGGTGCGGATGGGACAGACGAAATGTCCTTTGCGGCCATCAACCAAAGGTGGTGGTGGTGTGGGAAAGCCCCGTGGACGCCGGCTCCATCTAGTGGAGCTGGTAATTCATATGGCTTTCTCCCAGCAGCTCCGCATCTCCTGTATCGCTGTCTGGTCTCTCCCACAATGTGGAGACGATTCCAGACAGATCACACGATTTCGAAGCATGCTTGGCACCTCAACCCTAGTGGATACCTCGCTAACACCTTCAACTTTTGGAGGGGTTCTGTAACCTACCGAATTCAAGTAGTCGCAAGCAAGTTCCACACTGGGAGGCTCAAGATACAGTTTGACCCTTCCAATGGTGATGCAGCGACTGCACATATCGAAACGAGGTACACGTGGATTCTTGATCTCACTGAGGCGAATGAGATCGAAGTTACCATCCCCTATACCAGCTTTAGGGGCTATCTCGGGCGGCAAGCGTTGGCTCAGCACTCTCTCCAAGATCCTGAGTACTCTACCACGGTTACCGCTACAACTGAAGCGAACTTTGACGAAGACACGCACATGGGGTTCTTCTCCATTTCTGTCGTCAATGATCTCGTTGCTCCTAATGGGGTTGCTGGCATTGTGCATGTTTCTGTGTGGCAGAAAATGCAGAATGACACAGAGCTCCAAGTCCCTGCCTCTGATTGGCACGATGAGGTGATTAGAGCCACTGGTGCATCCGAAACTGTCGAACAGTCAGAAGATGAACTTGTGGGAGCTTCCTCGCAGGAAATTCCTATGTGGCCCACCTCTCCGTGCCCTGATCGCACGTCCGTGTGGTTTGGTGAAAGAGTGTTGAGTATTCGATCTCTTGTTAAGAGATTTACATACTCGACTACCCTTATTAATGACGTAAATGCTAATGGCGCGCATTTACTGACATACACCATCCCACACTGGCCTTCGGTCTCTTCCTCTGCATCGGCGTTAAAGAATACTTACCTTTCTTACTTTACGCCGTGCTTTCTCGCCAAGCGCGGAGGGATGAGATTCAAAGTGTATGACTGGGTCACTGGTGATTCAGGTACAGCGGGTCCCACCAGCTCAGTCAGCACTGCCACAAACATGGACCGAATGTATTCTACTACGTACGTAGGGTACGGTTCCAGCAACGCTTCTCTAGCATCAAACACCTCCACCATTTACGACGATGGTGTAGCAGGTGGATATGCTGGAGGAACACTTTCAGGCGCTGGTCTTGGAGACCGTTTGGTAGAGGTGGAAGCACCTTATTATCAGGCGGTGAGATTCCAAGTCGCACAGCATATCGCAGAATCGAATTCTGCAATTGACTTGGGTAACAATTACCTTCGTTATACTAAGGCGTATTTCAACGCAAATGCAACACACAATTGCCGCCTTAGTATCTATGCTGCTGCTGCGGAAGACATGTCTCTAATGTTCTTCCTCGCCTGCCCCGTTTTATACGAGGCTTAAATAGCTGACGTTAGCTGATTATAATTTTTACAGCTTAACGTCCAGATAGCACACATATAGTGCTTGCAATAATAACTTTTCTCCGGTGAAAAGTTTCCATTTATGGTTTGCAAACTCGGGTCACAATGATCCGAGCAATCGCGCCGGATCCTTATTAGTGACTCAACC